GCAACGCCTCACGGCGTTTCTGATTCTGTTTGGCAAGACTTTGTAAAGCATCGCAAAGCAAAGAAGGCCCAGGTCACGCAGACCGTCATTGATGGCATCCAACGAGAGGCAGACAAGGCAGGTTGGCCACTGGATGCAGCTCTTCGTGAGTGCATCACCCGCAACTGGCAGTCATTCAAAGCCGATTGGGTGACAGACAAGAACCTAAGCCAAACCGGGCAAATGAACCAGCGAGTGGCCTCTGGCCTGACCCGTGGACTTATCGGAGGTGACAACCATGTCAACCTACTCGGAAACTGATTTCTGCACACCAGACCAGGGGCTGGATTACATCTTCGGCAGGATGATGGCCATCTTCGGGGCCACATTCAACCGACACTTTGATGGCATTGATCCAGGCTTTGTTCGGCAGGAGTGGAAAAAACAACTCGGATCTTTCCTGACCTACAGGCCGAGCATGGACTTTGCCATTGAGAAGCTGGATGGCGAATTTGTGCCCAGCGCAATCAAATTTCGGAACCTTTGCAACACCGGCCCTGCAATCCCAAGAAAACCAGTCATGGCCATCGAAAAGCAACTGACACAAAAAGAAAAAGACGAGATTGAGCGAAACAAAAGAATCGCACTGGCAAAACTGGCAGAACTTCGCAGGCAATACAAGGGCGAGGCATGACATGCAAACAATGCGAATCATCGAAACAACAGCCGCACAGTGGGGCGTATTCGTTCAAATGCGTGGAGTGCTGCTCCAGGCTGGTCATCAGCACCAGGCCAGACAAGCACCTGGCTGCATCCATGCTGGCGGCCATCGAGCGCTTCCCAGACAACCCTGGCCGGGATCGCATCTTGGAATCCGTGCGCCAGGCATTGACGAAACCCCCCTCAGCCTCGACGAGTGCTGGATCGCAGTGAGGAATGGCTTATGAGCAATCTAACTCGAATCGTTGATGAAACAGCAAGAGCGCAAAAACTGCGCGAGTGTGACCTGTGCAAACTAGCCAAAGAACCCAGAGGTGGTGTTGAGGTTCGCCAAAAGTGGCACTGTGCCCAATGCTGGGTGAAGGCAATGCAAAGAGGGCACAAATGAACCGTCTTACCATGACCATGTTTGAGCCAGTCCAAGCACACAAAGCCATGACGCAGACAATCTGGCCAGCAATCAAGGCCGCAATCATGGCTGGCCACCGCATTGTTGTAGAGGTCAAACCAGAAACCCGCAGCCTTCCACAGAACGCACGCCTTTGGGCCATGCTGACAGACGTCAGCAAGCAGGTGGACTGGTATGGTCGCAAGCTCACCCCAGAAAACTGGAAAGATGTGCTCACAGCAGCCTTGACCAAGCAAGACGTTGTTCCAGGCATTGATGGAGGCTTTGTGGTGCTCGGCAAGTCCACCAGCAAGATGACGAAATCTGAAATGGCCGAGCTCCAGGAGTTGATCGAGGCCTTTGGTGCGCAGCAGGGCGTGAGATTCACTGCACCTGAATACGTTGACCAGGACACCGGGGAGATCACATGATTGGAACCAAGCACGACGGCAAAAAGCCGCGCTGGAGTCTCCTTCCAGCCGGCACCGTCCAGCAGATCATTGCCGTGCTGGAATTTGGCGCAGCAAAATACACCGAGAACAACTGGCAGCACGTTGACCGAGGCCCAGAGCGCTACTACGATGCTTTGATGCGGCATGTGCACGCTTGGCGTGATGGCGAGAAGAACGATCAGGAAAGCGGTCTGCACCACCTGGCTCACGCTGGATGCTGTTTGCTGTTCATGCTCTGGCTGGATGATCGGGGCGTCAAATGACCAAACCAGCCAAGTGCAAGGTCTGCAAGTGCGCCTACACCAAGACAAGACCCCTGCAAACGGTATGCAGCCCACCATGCGCCCTCACACTGGCCAGAAAAGCCACAGACAAGGCCCAAGCCAAGGAGCAGGCCAAAGATCGCAAGGAAACCCGCCAGAAGCTGGACGCAATGCAAACCAAGCCCCAGCTCACCAAGAAAGCGCAGACAGCCTTCAATTCCTTCATCCGAGCAAGAGATGCGGGAAAACCTTGCATTTCCTGCGGAACGCCACTGAGCAACGAGCCGAACACCTACGATGCAGGACACTACCGATCAGTCGGAAGCGCACCGCACATGAGGTTTGTCGAGGAAAACTGCCACGGCCAATGCAAGCACTGCAACAACTACCTGGCTGGCAACCATGTGGAATACCGTCAGCGCCTGGTTGAACGAATCGGCCTGCAAGACGTTGAAAGCATTGAGCGCGATAACACGGTGCGCAAATATTCTCACGAAGGCCTGATCGAACTGGCCAAATACTATCGGGCCGCAACGCTCACAATGAAGAAGCGCGAAACGGACAGCTAATTGATTTGAAAAAAAATATTGCAATAACGTAGAATCAAACCATTACCAAAAGGAGTATCCCGTGAAAACCCTATTCACAATCGCAGCCCTGCTGCTGTCTTTCGCAGTCCAAGCCCAAACCACCACTCGATGCGTGAGAAACTGGGATGGCAGTGTCACCTGCACAACTACAAAGAGCAGTTGGTAATGATGGCCGCAAAAAAGGCAACAAAGACTGAAAAGCCAGCAAAGCCAGAGCGAGACAAGGAGGCCATCTGCCAAGCAGTCCTGCAAGGCATGAGAGACGGCCTGAGCTGCTTTAAGTCATGCCAGGCCGCAGGGATTCCGCACAGCACTTTCCTGAAGTATGTTAGTGAGGACTCACTTCTGCGTGACAATTACGCGCACGCGAGGGAAGACCTAATTGAACGCATCGCAAATGAGGTGATGGAGCTATCCGATAGCGAAGTCCCAGAGACTGGTGACGGGAAGCGCGACTGGCAGGCCATTCAACAGCGCAAACTGCAAGTGGACAGCCGCAAGTGGCTGCTTTCCAAGTTGGCCCCGAAAAAGTACGGCGATCGGCTGGAGTTGGCAGGCGACAAGGAAAACCCGCTGCAAGTGCAGACCATTGACGCCTCGAAGTTATCCACAGACGTGCTGGCGCAGATCATTGCGGCCAAAGACGATGCTACTGACCGAAGCTGATCTGCTGGCCGTCGAGCGCGAGCTTTGTCGCAGGTCGCTGGCCGAGTTTGCCAAGCGTGCCTGGCGCGTGCTTGAACCGGCTGCAGCTTTGAAGTGGGGATGGGCGCTGGACGCCATCTGTCTGCACTTAGAGGCCGTGACCAAGGGCGACATCACCCGTCTGCTGATGAATGTTCCGCCTGGCTCCATGAAGTCCCTGCTGACCGGCGTGATCTGGCCAGCTTGGGAATGGGGACCAAGAAACCTGCCCGAGATGCGCTTTGTTGGTACGGCCCACGAAGAGCAGCTGGCCATTCGAGACAGCCGACGCTGCCGAGACCTGATTAAGTCAGAGTGGTATCAACAGCTTTGGCCCATCGAGCTTTTGGCCGATCTGGATGGCAAGCGCGAGTTTGGCAACACTAAGAAGGGCATCCGGCAGGCCCGAGCATTCACCAGCATGACCGGAGTGCGCGGCGACAGAGTTATCCTGGACGACCCGATTAGCGCCGACAACGCCAACAGCCAAGCCAAGCTGGAGGCGGCCAAGATCGCCTTCACCGAAACCCTGCCAACCCGTGTCAACTCCGAAAAGTCCGCCATTGTGGTGATCATGCAGCGCCTGAACGAGAAAGACATCTCCGGCGTCATCAAGGAGATGGGCCTGCCGTATGTGCACCTGAACATCCCGATGCGCTTTGAGGCGGCTTTCCGCTGCACCACCAGCATAGGCTGGACAGATCCGCGCACCCACGATGGGGAGCTGATGTTTCCAGAGCGATTTGGTGAAGCCCAGGTGGCCGAGCTGGAGAAAACCTTGGGAACCTACGGCACAGCCGGACAGCTGCAACAGAGGCCAGCACCCCGAGGTGGCGGCATCATCAACACCGAATGGTTCAAGTTCTGGTCGAGTACCCCGCAGCTCGAGTTCCGCTTTCTGACCGTGGACACGGCCCAAAAGACTGCCGACCACAACGACTGGACGGTGCTGCAGTGCTGGGCACGCTCGACTGTTGGCCAGGCAGTGAAGCTAGACCAGATTCGAGGCAAGTGGGAAGCACCAGAGCTGCTGGTGCAGGCCAGGGCTTTCTGGCTCAAGCACCTGAACGACCAGAGACCAATGGCACTTGGCTCTGTCATGCGCGGCATGTACGTGGAAGACAAGGTGTCGGGCACAGGCCTGATTCAGACCTTCCGGCGCGAGGGCATCCCGGTGGTGGCCGTGCAGCGCAACAAGGACAAAATCAGCCGAGGCTACGACGCAGCCCCGTTCATTGAGTCCGGCAACGTCCTGCTGCCACACGATGCGCCATGGCTGTCGGACTTTCTGGCTGAGGTGGCCGCTTTCCCGTCTGGTGCACACGACGACCAGCTCGACCCCATGTTCGACGCCATCAACCTAGTGCAGCGCCTACCGGCAAACAAACAGCAATCATTCGTCCCTTTGCCAAATTTGAAGAAGTGGTGATTTTTTAAGCTCGGTGAGATAATCCGCACAAATTGAGGAACCAATATGGCCCGAATCAGCAACGACCAACGTCTCGCCAATCTTCACTCAGAAGCCCTGGCGCAGTTTGATGACGTACAGACAGCCCTCCGAGACGAGCGCTTGCAATGCCTCCAAGACCGGCGCTTTTACTCCCTGGCAGGCAGCCAGTGGGAAGGCCCACTCTGGGACTTGTACGAGAACAAGCCAAAGTTCGAGGTCAACAAGATCATGCTCTCGGTGATTCGCATCATCAACGAGTACCGCAACAACCGCATCACGGTGGACTACGTGTCCAAGGACGGCCAGGAAAACGACAAACTGGCCGAGGTCTGCGACGGTCTGTATCGCGCAGACGAGCAGGCATCCGTCGCAGATGAGGCCTACGACAACGCCTTCGAGGAAGCAGTCGGCGGCGGCATCGGCGCATGGCGTTTGCGCACAGTCTACGAAGATGAGGAGAACGACGAAGACGACCGCCAGCGCATCAGGATCGAACCCATCTTTGACGCTGACAGCTCGGTGTTCTTCGACCTCGGGGCCAAGCGCCAGGACAAGTCCGACGCCAAGTATTGCTACGTCGTCACCAGCATGACGCGCCAGGCCTACAAAGACACCTGGGGCGACGACCCAACCGACTGGCCCAAGATCATCCACCAGTACGAGTTTGACTGGTGCACACCTGACGTCGTCTATGTTGCCGAGTACTACAAGGTCGAGGAAAAGACCGAGACCATCCGCATCTTCCAGAACATCGCAGGCGAGGAAGAACGCTACACCCAGCAAGACTTTGCC